CCTATGTCATTAAGTTTATTTAATAGACCTGTAGGCGGGACGGTCCTTAGCAGTGAATAAACTTTAGACTGCACCTCCTCAGGCATTGAGTCAAAGTTTGCTAGATCAATGTCGCTTAAATCAAGCATTTCCTGAGCCAGCTTTTGATCTTCAGTGCTATTCGGACTGCCGCCGCCACCAAGGAGACGGGCTACATTTTCTTGCTTAGTAATAACTTTTTGTGCTTCAGCTTCTTGGGAAGCAATAGTTACTTTAAGCCCACCAATTTTACCTGTCAGAGCGTCAACATCATTTGGCGAAGTCATGCCTAGTATTTTATTACCAGCATCAATCACAGCCTGAGACATGCCTTCTGTTCTTTGGCCATCACTATCAATGTAGGTTGAGAGGTTTGTTAGCTCGAGAGAAGTTGCGCCTGCGGAAAACAAGCTAATTTCACCAAAGGCTCTCTGACGGTTCAGGCGGTTCATTTCTGACTTTGCCTGCTCTGGGGTCATGGACACGCCTACTGCATCCCCAATGCGCCCCTGCATGGCTGTGTATTGATCTTCGCTAATGCCGCCAAGAGCTGCATCTTCACCAAGTGCAGTTACATCTTGCGACAATTCAAACTGCGCTCTTTGGTTGTCTCTCTTGGTGCGAAGGGAATTGTCAGAGGCAGAGAGTTCAGAGCGTACAAATGCCATGTCATCAATGGCGCTAAACGCTGGGGAGGAGTGCAAAGCTCCAATCAATTCTCTTTGCTTTAGAGATAGATTCTCCATGTCTTTTGGATTGCGAGTTTGAATAGCAACGGCTAACTCGGAAGCATTGCCATCAGCGGCAGCTTCAATCAGGAAAGGCCGAATCATCGACTCCCTTGCGTCTTTAAGCTCAGAATCTCTACTTGCTTCCGTTATGCTGCCATTCACAAACATAGAGTTTATGTTATTTGCCGAGGCTCTGAATTGCTGTGAAGCAATATTAACGCCAGCAGCAACGCCATAAATATCATCTAAACTAAAAGCCTGAGCTGCAACATTAGTTGCAAGAGAGCTAGCGGACTCAGAAGTCTGGTCTAGCTGAATCATCTGGCGACGAGCTTCGCGTTTAGCGGCCGCTTGACTTAATGCAATCTGGTCACGCTCAACAGCGTTATAATCAGAACTTACACCGCTTGCGTGTGTAAGCACCTTGTTGACATTCCCGCCATCAACATAAGGAAGCAAGTTATCAAGCTGCGCCCTTAGCTCTTTAGGGACTCCGCTAACCTCACGACCCCTAGTGCGGATCGCCAGCTCAAGTGCATTTCTCTCGGCAGTTGTATTTGTTTTGCTTAGAAGAAACTCAATGCCGCCCATTGCAACGCCTAGTGAAATTGAATCCCTAGTCGCTTCATCTGCGCCAACCTTCAGAAGATTGGTTGCAACAGCCTTTGATACATTACCAACTTCAGCTTCTAATACTCCCTGAGTGGCGCTTATTTCCTCACCCTCATTAGGGTTGAAGCCGCCAGTACGGGCTAGCTCATAAGCATTCTCAGCACCTTGCTTTGCGCTATTGGATGCAGCCTGAGCTAAGTTTGCTCGTGCTTGAGCTTGAACACGCTGTTGAATATTCAGCTTTGTTCGAGCCAGATAGTCAGCACCAGTGCTTTCAATGAATTGTTTATACTTACCAGTAGCGTTTTCACTCATGGCACCAATGTAGTCACTGAACACATCGTCATAAGCATCAGGGTTATACTGAAACTTTAGGGATATTTCCTTTGCTTTTAACTGAAGCTCAGAGTTCATCGAGTCTGTAAAACGCTTGTCAATAATTTCTTGATAAGCATTGGCAGCAATTCGGCCAAAGGCAGGTGGGGGAGTAAATACTTCTGGCTTGCCTGTCTCTGGATCAAACGTAAGTAGGTTCTTTTCCTCAACGGACTGAGCAACCTCGATGCCACGCTTTTGCGCATCATCAGCAGCTACTCGGTAAGCCTGCTGGGTCAAGCCACTAGCAACACTACTGATGGTTTGCCCTAACTGTTGCGCACCACCCTGAGTACGAATCACACCTACAGGCTTATTAAAGACTTGAGCGCGTTGTCTAATTACTTCTGCCATGATTCTACCTTATTATGTCTTTACTGATTTGTAGCTAGAGTATCCGCCAGATGCCTGACCCGCCGCTTGAAACAGTGAAGAGGCTAAGGCCGTCTTTCCTGAGCGTTTAGTCCTAGCAGCTTCAGCCGCGTATTGATTCGACTGTCGCGTTTCTTGCGTTTGGATGCGGCCCACATCTTCAGATGCAATTTCTTTTTGCTTATCTAAAAATGCTTTAATGCTGCGGTCCGATCCAATGTCACGACCAGAGGCAGCGAAGGATGCAAGGTTTGTAGATGTCGCTATGTCGTACTCATCCATACGCGCCCTAGCAGCTTGAGATGCAGCCGCACTGTTAAATTTACGCTCGGTCTCAATGTTAAAAGCTTCAAGATCTGCCTCCTTCTTAGCGCCAATGCCGCCAAGAATTGTGCCTAGAACCTGAACACCCGTGCCGATGGCCATTAAAGTAGCTGACATTAAACTATTAACTCCGAGATAAGGCCGTTGATTTGAAGAGGTAACGGCTCGCTTTGTGTAATTCTAACTTGAGGGTTCCTACTGTAACCAAGAAGTCTAACCTCTTTGTTACCAGTGAACGCATCGCCAAAACTAAACGACCTGTTGTTTACAGCCACAGACTGCACGTCTTTAACATTCAAGACCACATTTGTGATTCCGCGCACACTACCTGTTGCTGGGCCATTGCCCACGTTTTGATCAACAGGGTTTGTAGTAACCGCAATGTCAAACTTAAACCCAACATACAGCTTGGCGTACTCACTATAGCCCGTTGTGTCGATGTAGTTTGGTGTCCCGCTAAGAACAGTAAACTCACCAAGGTAAACTTGCTGGCCGTTTGAAATGCCAATCACATCCAGAACGGTGCCAGAAGGGCCGCTAGAATTAGAAATATTTACGCGGTTAGATGTGTTGGTAAGATATTCCCAGTGATCCAGACCAATATCCTCAGAGAACTCATATAGGTAATGATCTCCTGTAGGCCCCATTACTTGCGTAAACAGTCTCTCACCTATGGCAGCAACAGCTTTAAACTCATAGCCAGTAGGCAACTCAACAGCAGACCAAGCAGCGCGTTTTTCTGATCGGTTAGAGCTGAACAGCGCCATGCTGCCATCTGCCATCACAATCGCAGCATAAGACTCACCAGAGCCAAACCCAGAATGAACAACAGCCATATCTACTGGTGTTCTAATTAGGTGCTCACCAAGCGTAGAGATTGAGGTGGATGTGTATGCGTCCTCGGAGTCTGTATAGAGGTATTCCCTTACAGCCTTACCGCCACGCTCAATGAAAATAGTGCCACCGTCAATTGATTCTGGGTTAATAAACTCACAACCAAACGGAGTCTGCTTTCTGATCTGAGCATTCGTTGGAGTGATTGCTTGGTTTAGGTATGTAGGGACGTATAGCTCATCGGACAGCGTAAAGATCTGCAAATCACGGTTGGACTTGAGGTATCGTATTTGATTTACATCACCAGTTGCAGCAACAATGTTTATTGATTCGTTATCATTACCGTCACCAACATCAAAGTTGAAGAAGTTTCCAATCTTACTCATCCAGATTGTATCTGGCTCCGCTATCGTTCCGCCAAAGCACAGACGATTCTCATGGAATGTAACGGCAGCAGGATACCCTCGGGCGGCAGAGAAAGCCTGTTCATCCCATTGGTTCGTAGGCGCGTGACACTCAACGTTTACATACCCACCGCCATCTTCAGATGTGGTCGCAGAGCCACCAGCGCCAAATGCGTAAGTATTCTCATCAATAATAGTGCTGATTGTTCTTGTGCCATTAATTTTGTTGGCTGGAATCCCACCAACCCCTGATGCGTTAGAAATGAAAATACTTTCATTGCCCTCAAAACCGTGGAGCAGGTGAGTAACCTCAACTACACTCGAGGTGTCAGCCGTCCGAAGTGGATTAAGAACTGCAAGACGAATATCAAGAGTATCTTTTACTGTGCCAGTTGCTTGCGTAGCAGACTGAACGCTAGTGATTGTGATCTCATCTTTGTGGTATCTAATCACCACACCTACATGCTTGGAGTCAAGATAGTCACTTCCAGTCAAGCTACCCGTCGTATCGAAGTAGTTGTCACTTGTAGTTAAAATTACTCCAGTGCCAGATACCGCACTAGGATCAAGCGTTGTTAAGGTGGAGTGGTAAACTGAGTACGGTTGATAAATAACATGGCTGTCAGCACGCTCATCAAATGCAAACGTGCTTACTTCAAAGCTAGTCAAACCTGTTCTTGTTATTACTCTCGGCGCAAATCGAGGATGGCAGATAAACATCACGTCACCGTACTGAGTGGTGGTGTATTCGTGCATGTAGGTAGAATCAAAAGGAAGAGCAGCGCCGTCTACATCAGTAGTTATTTTTGCTATTCTACTTAGAGCGCCGTTGTTATGGTCCTCTGGGAGCAAGAACCATGCACCAAGAAAGCCATCTCCAATCGCTATGATGTATTCTTCGTTGTCGTCAAAAGTAAATGGAAACAAGCGATGCTGCTCTGTGTCGTCAGGGTACCAGCCCTGCATCCTTAGACCAGAACGCTTCTTGACCGCGCCCTGTGGAAGCACGGTCATATTCTTTAGTGACTGAGCTGATGCTCCATACACAGGACTATCGGTCCGCATGATGGTAGAATCACTAATCTCACCATACTGAAAGCTGTTTTGAGCAACGCGAATTTTCTGCATTAGCTGCGCCTTTGTGCGATGAACCTTGAAGTGTTTAGCTTGCGAGTAGTCTGCTGCTGCGAATCTAGGCGTCGAGCCTTCATCATCTGGCGCTCTGCTTTCTGCTCAAGCATCTGAGCCAAGCTGGCGTCACGCGCAACAGAAATGGCAAGCATTGCGGCAACCTGTAATTCTACACCAAGAATAAAGAAAGGAGGCCAGTAAGCCTCACTTGCCCTGAAGATGTAATCGGCAACCACCTCGTCAGAAATGGAGGCGTCACAAAAAACTTGCCGCCCGTAAGTGTCAAACTCTATTGGATTGTCCTGTACCGTTACGGCACTGAGCATCAATAGGTCACTTGGCATCTGGTAAGAAGAGTCAAACCGCGCAGTCGGTTCCGCCTGAAGTCGGTTAAGAACCTGCTGGTTTGTGGCAAAGCGCCATCGTGTACTGGTCAGGGACTCTCGCGCCATATCTTCGTAGATTGCATCTACAACATCAGACTCAGCCGTCCCCTCAGTGAATGAGGAAATAGGAGAGCCACCCATAAGAATGGAGGCCCGTGAACATATCTTGATTGGTGTATTTGCTGGCATCTCGTCAACCTAACTAGAGGAAAAGAAAGGGGGCCGAAGCCCCCTGACTATTAGTTGTTGTCGAGAACTTCGTAGATACCATCTGAGTCGATAGCAATAGAACCCATAGACATCATGGATGTGGTCAGGTGCGATACCTTCTGCGCCACGTAGTTCACTTCAGTCTGAACATCGGCGTTGATACCGATACCAACCGCAGTTGTGTGGTAAGCAAAGTTTTTGCCACCAGCTACAGCAGACGTTGAGAAGATCTTGAAGCCCAAGAACTCTTTCATTGTCATGCCACCAGCGAACGGAAGGTTCTGTGGACCAACGTAATCGCTTGATGCAAACTCATCAATGTTGAACAGGTCTGCATAACCAGCAGGAGACATTGCAAGGTAACGCTGTCCGTCTTCTGGAACATCAGCAGTGCCCATTGTTTCAAACAATGTTAGCAAGTCAGCTTTGCTCACTGCGGAACCAACCGCACCGATTTGAGTTGCGTTTGCACCAGCGTCCATAGCTGCAATGATAAGCGCATCAGTCTGACGACCAAGTGCAGAAGCAGCAGATGTAGCTACAGCTTGACGCTCATTGATGTTGGTCTTTAGCTCATCGAGCTTGTCGATGTACTCAGCCGCGAAGTAGTCAACCATTGTGACTTCGACGTTAGTGTGCGCCAAGTCCATTGGTGCCACGTCAGCTTGACGGGCCTT